ATTATTTCCTCGGGTTCTTCTTCTGGATATCAGAGAAGTGTCCTGCTGCTGTTCCTCTTTTGATTTGACCTGAAACTACATTACCACTGGCATCCAATGTAAAGTTTCCATACCTTGGTGATACAATAATATAACTACCATCAGCACCTGCATTAACTGTCGCACCTTGGTCATACCAACTAGGATTAACCAGAAGTGTATTTACCGGTTCTGTTTCTACCTTTACTTCTTCTACTTTTGTTTCTTCTACTTTTGGTTCTGGTTTTGGTTCTTCTTGAGGTGGTGGTGGGTCTTTCTGTTCTTCCTGTTGTCCAGGTAAAGGTGATAATGTTGGGTCTGCAACGCCACCTTTTGTAGCAGATGGTTGGAAAGTAGGTTGTTCTTCTGGTAGTTTTACTCTTTGCCTGAAGATATCTTCAACTATAAAGTCTCCAATCTGCTGACCGACACTTCTATCACCACTGGTTCTTCTTTCATATCTCTCAATAGCTTTATTATATTTCTTTGCAGCAGCTTCATCAATCTCAGCATTTCTTTTCATTGTTTGTTCGATGCCTCTGTCTGTTTCCATTTCAGTTGCTCTAAAAATATAACCTAATATCTGTTGTTGAATATCCGGTCTATCTGGATAAAGTTCCGCCACCTTTTCATGAAGCATAAAGTTGGGGACTTTACCAGCTCGCCTATCTTTTTGTGCTTGGTAGTATAAATCATAAGCTGCTCGTTTTTTATCATCTTTGATTTTATCTCTGGTGCCAAACATAAACTTAGCTTGACCAGGTGTAGTATTTTCAAAACCTAACATTATCATTTGCTGAGGTGTTGAAAGTGTTCGCATATAGTTTTTAAATGCTTCTTGCTGTTGGACCTCAACAGGTGCTAGCTGAGAACGATATATTTGTCTAGCTTGTTGTAGTTTCTGTTCTGGTGATAACGATGCAGCTTCGATTGCTTGCAACTGTCTTTCTTCTAACTGTGTTCTTCTTGTTATTAAATCATCAATAACTGCTTTCTTTCCTGCTGGTGATGCACTACCTTTTTGAGCTGCTTCTGCTTCTTTAACTAACGCATCCAACTCTCTACTCGATATGACCTGACCACCTTGTGCTTTAAGTCTATCTCTTATCATCTTTTCTTTTTGCACATCTGCAGTGTCAATGTCTGTTGGTTGGACACCTGCGACATCAGCAATAGCTTTACGGATTTTTGCATCATTTGCATCAAATGTTGTTTGGTATCCTTTTCTATAACTGTCTGCCTTGAAAGATGAATACATTGCTGCAGCAACAGATTTTGCTTGGTCTGTAGAACGACTATAACCACCTACAGTTCCAGCAAATCTTCTGGCTTTATTTTCTACAGAACCTGCAGTTGCCAAAGAGTTAGCAAACTTTTCACCAGCACCTGATAATGTTGGTAATGCACCACTAATGTCCCATATATCATTTACTTGATTGTATATTTGTATCTGTCTTTTGGACTTATCTGAAATAACAGCTTGTTTTAGTTGATATGCTTTTACCAGTGCATTAAACTCTGCTCCGGTTCCAGCTTTGTTAATATCTTTAATCTGTTTGTCTATGGCAGCCAGTTGTTTTGCTAACATTTGTGCAACAACTATTTCATTCTGTGCCTGCATTTCTGCCATTTGCAAGGCCATCTGGTATCTTTGCATATGTGTTTTTAGATATGCATCGGTATAAAAACTTCCTACATCAGCCATTCTATCTCCTATTGTCCTGGAACGCTACCGGGAACGCCCGGTAAAATCGGTTGGTTTGGAACCTGTCCTGGGAAGTAGCCATAACCACCTGGTGGAACCATCATTTGTTGTTGTGTAAATGGCTGTCCTGTTGTTGGATATATTGGAAACTGATAACCATACATTGCACCAAGCTGCATCATTGTTTGTGCATCATATTGACCAGCATTTCCTGTAAGTTCATTTGCTGCTATAGTCTGACCAGCCAAAGAACCAACATCAGATACACCGCCACCTATCATACTAAATAATGCAGCCTCTCTTGCTCTTGCTCTTTGTTCTTCTGCTTGTTGTAATGCGAATAGTTCTCTTTCTTGCATTCGAGCTTGTTCTTGATTTAACATTTCGATTTGTGTATTTGCCTGACCTAAAGCTCTTTGTTGCTGTTCTTCTTGATTTCTAAGACGCCTCATAGCTTCACCACTGTCTTGTAATGTTGCTTGTAATGCCTGTTGTTGCGACATCTGTTCAGCTTGTAATGCTCTTTGTGGGTTCATAAATGCTTGCACAAAAGCTTGTCTTTCTTGTCCGGTAAGACCAAGTGCATCAGCTTGCTGTAGTCTTTCCAACTCTGCTATTCTATCTTGATTAACTTCACTTGGAGCCAGTGCCTGATACTGTCCAAAACCTTCGATGGCACCACCAAGTAGTTTGGCGCCTCCTAAGACCAGGGCTGCAGTTGTTAAGGGTTCCATATGTGCTACCTCCTATTTATTGCTATGATTTTTTCCTAAACTGTTGTGCTTCTATAATAAGCATAAACATTAACTTGATAAAAGAATATTGGAACTGACCTTTCCGTTGTATTTAATATCAATCTATAACTATGGTCGCCAGCATTCAAGAACTGTTGGAAGTTGCCATAATATGGTCTTCTTCTTTCTAATCCTACAATGCCACCATCATTTGATGCACCATTGCCAACACCAAACTCGCACTCTGACATTAGTGCTGCAGTCGTTGTTGCTTTTGATGCGATATCACTTGTTTTTCGTATGGCCAGTGTTGTTGTATTTGTTTGTAATCCTACCTCTGCCAGATTGGTGCCAATATAAGGACGAGGATAGCATGTTATTTTAATAAAAACATCAGCATCTTCTTCTAAATAAAAATCTATACCTGTTCCTGATGCATGACTATTACCAATAATATTGGCTCCATAACCACCTGCATTGTTTGTTCCGAGTGTGCCTTGATTAACACCTGTTGCAAACTCATATCGATTATTTGTTGCAAAGTATTCGCCTTTCATAATATGTTTGAAACCAAACTTTGCAGTTGATGCACCCATCACATCACCAGCACTAACACCACCATTGACATACGATTGCAATACATCGATATTCTGTTCTACATCTGAACCATTGATTTTATTACCATTTGAAAATGAGTTTGGTGCTGAATAAGCCATTATTGCCTCCCTGATTGTGGATTATATATTTCTACCTCGATTGCTGCTCTTTCTAAAACTATAGATACATCAACACCATTTTTGGCTGGTGTTCCTGCTGGGTCTGTAATCTCGCTTTCCAAAAACTGTCCATTACTATTTACTCTAAATGGACCAGCAATAAATAACTGGACACCAAACAATGTTTTGGCTCCACCATTGGCCACATTTACATTGAATGTATGTTGTCCTGATACCTGTCCTGGTGGGCCACAAGTTGCAAAATCTTGTGAGTTAAAATCGAATGTAAATGCTGCAGCAAACCGACCACCACCACTTGCTGTTTCTGTTGCTGTAATAAAATGCATTGGAACGACTGAGCAATGGTCAAATCTTCTTGCATCATAATCAAACTGGACATCTGAGTTTCCATTTGTAAGGTCTGATGGGTCAAAGTAGTCATGGTCGCCAAGGTCTTGGTAAAAACCTGCATCATCAGCTGATTTAAAGTTTTCATCAATCAATGAGTTAGATACAGTGTCAAACTTTGGATAGATTAAATAGTAATATTCACCAACACCAATACCACTTCTTGCTGTATCTACCAAGTTTGACATATAAAACTGTGGAACGATACGAGATTTATTACCATTGTGATGGATGTCCCATACATTTACATTCCAACTCACCTGTATTTTATCGTGGTGTTTTAGTGCTATTCCTGAGGACCCATTGATTTGGACTTTGGTTCCTTTGGAGTGGTTGGTATTGATAGTAAAAGTATTATCATGATTAATAGGATACTCAAAATCAACATTGACAGAGCCCGTTTGACTGAAGTGCTGACCGCCTGGCGTGCCTGATATAGTAAATGCATTGTAAATCCATCCGTTGTAGGTTGATGGGTTAGTGCCTAGCGTTTCATATGCTTGGTTATCTTGCCTGAAGATACCCCTATGATGTGGATTATCAGCAAGATTTACCATATCAATACCTTGTAATCTGGCATTTTCAGCATCTAGCCGTTGTGTTGAACCGTTTATGGCACTATTATTTGCATTTGCTTCTGTTGCGCTTGTTGTATCATTCTTTGGATAAAAATGGACCAGCTTAACTCTACTCATTATCTTCTCCTGTTATGCACTGATAGTTGTCCGCCCCAATAGTTTAATACAACCTGTCCTGAACTGACATCACCTGGTTTTTGTGTTGGCACTCTACAGAATACCTGAAACTCATGATTACCTTTACTTATTGGCACTTGGACAAACATTTGTGAGCAATGAAAGATTGGAAATATTTCTGATGTTCTTGATACTTCAACACCATCTACTTCTATTTTCCACTGCCTTGATTTTCTTGCAACCTTTGACGAGGTTCCTCTTTTAAAATGGTGATAGTATTTTGGACAAAAACTGTTAATATGAAACCTGATAACTGCTATTCCTTCTTCACAATCTAATGTGCCAGTATTACCAACTGGAAACCAATAGCCACCGTTCTGTATGGGGTCATCATCATACTTCAGACCTTTGATAGTATTGCCTCTTGGATTTACAGTGCCACCTGTAAAGTTGCTGTCATTTACAATACCGTGGTCATCCTTTGCATTAATATTATTTACCAGCAAAAATCTTCCAACTGACTTATCTTCAAAATCATCGAATGTAATACTATTAACAGGGAAGTTGTCCCTGTCAAAACCACCATTTATGACTGATGTATATTGGCTGTAGTTTTTATCATACTCTCTTGCATTGATAATCTGCGAACCAGTAATACTATTATAACGCCACCTATAACTCATCTGCTACCTCTTCCTTTTATAGTTTCTTTACCATCTACTGTATATTCGACTGCATACCCCATTATTATCATTGCTTCTGGTATTTCTAGTTCAAATGCGAAAGTTGATATACCTTTTAAATCTACAGCATACCGTATTTCTGTAAGAAGTTTATCTTGCCATTTGTCGCTACCCCATATCGCGATTGATTGTTTTAAGTCATCGTCTGTAGGTTCATATACTGGTTGTAGTTTATGGTCTGCTCTTTGTAATATGTTTCCTTGTGCTAGCACTCCATTGTCCCACTGTCTATCTCTGTAAAACTCTAGTGATGGTGTTTGATTACCTGTTGTTAATGCGTAGATATAAACATATTTTACATATTTCTTTAAATACTGTTGGCCAAAATCTAGCCATTGTGTTCTGATTTTTGATGGAGGCGCATCCTGAGGCACAAATGTAGCAGCTTCACCACTGCCTTCTTGTCTTGTTCCTGCTGTTCTTTTGCGACTGATAACATAAATACCTTTGTTTGTTTGACCTACAACAGCAGGGTCTGTATCAAACCACCTACCAAATATTAGATTACTATCTTTATCTGTTGTAATACAGTTGATTGCATATTCTTTATTATCTCTGAATGAAAAGCTATTACTATCAATGTGGTATATCAAACCCATTGTTAATCTGTGTCCATCATCGGCTGCAACATAAAAATGCACCTCACGCCACTGACTAGAATATATTCCGATTGCACTTGATAATCCATCTAACGAAAATCTTTCAACATATTGTTGTATCGGGTCGCTTACTTTTTGTATTGCCAGTGATGAACCACCATCCAAACCACCAGATATCGCGTAAATACCGTCTTGGCCTAAAAACATAATCCCCAGAGTTGGCACATTAACGATGGCGTGGTGGCTACGGCTTCCAATACCGGATATAAAAGGCACCAACTCAAAGCCATTCAGAATATCACCTCGTATCAAGTCGATAGCCTGTTCTCTGAATACTAGAAGTGAGTTGTAATACACCTCAAAACCCGTAATGT